AAAGCAAAATAAATTTAATAAAATTTATAAGTTTTTGGAGGAATAAATGGAAGATATTAAGCAAGAACTTAAAGAAATTAAATATCTAGATTTTAAAATTAATTCAAGCATAGAAGAACTTGAAAGACTCAAATTTTATCAAGATTTATTAAAAGGCATTGATTATAGAATGGATAAGGTTCAAAATTCTAATACAAGTGATATGTCTGATGCAATAATAAAAATTGTGGACTTAGAAGAAAGTATCAAAAAAAATATAAGTATTTTAGTCGAAAAGAAAAAAATATTAAAATCTAAGATTGATACATTAGAACCTACTATGTATCAGATATTGTACTTAAGATATTTTAAATATTATCAATGGTCAGTTATAGCTGCAGAATTATTTTATTGTGAAGGCTATATTAAAAAACTTCATGGCATAGCTTTGGAAATTTTAAGAAAAGAAGTTACGAAAAGTTACTAAATGTTACGAAATATTACTTCTTGACATGATATAATGATAATGTGAAATTAGTGCATTGAGCACCTCCTTTTAATAATATATTTTGTAAGCAGGAACGGATATAAAATTATATCCGTTTTTGTATTACTAGGAAGTGTCAATGTAGAAAGGAGCTGATGATATGGAAAAATTAACTTTAAAACAACAACGTTTCGCTGATGAGTATATCATCAGTGGAAATATTTATCAAAGTTTAATACATGCTGGATATAGTGAAAATTATGCTAAATCTGATGGATGTAGAATCCTAGACAATCCAAGAGTGAAAGCGTATATAGATGAACGTCTAAAAGAGTTAGAAGATAAGGCAATCGCAAAACAAGAAGAAGTATTGCAATATCTAACCTCTGTAATGAGAGGAGAACACGAAGAAGAAGTATTGTACGGAATAGGCGAAGGTGTTCAAAGTACAAGACATGTGGAAGTAGGAGCGAAAGACAGAATAAAAGCTGCAGAACTGCTTGGTAAGAGATACGGAACTTGGACTGATAAAGTAGATGCTAATATAAATTTACCTACAATAATTTCAGGAAGTGAAAAGCTTGAAGACTAATGAAATATTTTTACCTGATATAGTTGGTAGAGGTTATGGTACTTATTGGAACTATAAAGGACGTTATAGAGTTTGTAAAGGTTCAAGAGCAAGTAAGAAGTCAACTACTACTGCTATGAATTTGATTTATAGAATTATGGAATATCCAGAGAGTAATGCTCTTGTTGTTCGTAAAACTTATAGAACGTTGCTTGATAGCTGTTTCGCTCAGCTTAAATGGGCAGTAAATAGATTGGGTGTTAAAGAATATTTTGATTTTAAATTAAGTCCTCTTGAAATAATTTATAAACCAACAGGACAGAAAATTTTATTCAGGGGTTTAGATGATCCTTTAAAAGTTACATCAGTTACTGTTGATGTTGGTAGTCTATGTTTTTTGTGGATAGAGGAAGCTTACGAGATTATGAGCGAGAGCGACTTTGATATGCTTGATGAGTCTATAAGAGGGGAAGTACCGAAAGGACACTTCAAACAAATAACTCTTACCTTCAACCCGTGGAACGAAAGACACTGGATCAAGAGAAGATTTTTTGATAAAGCAGATAAAGACGTTTTAGCAATTACAACGAATTATACTTGTAATGAGTGGTTAGATAGGTCAGACTTGAATGTCTTTGAGAGAATGAAAGAAAATAACCCAAGACGTTATCAAGTCGCAGGACTTGGTAATTGGGGTATAGTTGACGGCTTAATTTATGAAAACTTTGAAGAAAGACAATTTACTTTAGAAGATGTAAAAGATTATAAAACAGTAGTAGGATTGGACTTTGGTTATACAAATGACCCAACTGCTTTTTTTATTGGTTTTTTGGATAAAAAAAATAGTATTTTATACGTTTGGGATGAAATGTATAGCAAAGGTCTTTCAAATAAAAAAATCTATGAAAATATTAAAAATATGGGCTACTCTAAAGAAAAGATAACAGGAGATAGTGCAGAGCCTAAAAGTATAGATGAATTAAAAGGTTATGGTCTTAGAATCAAAGGTGCTAAAAAAGGCAAAGACAGTATATTAAATGGCATACAGTGGATTCAGGATTTAAAAATAATCATACATCCACGTTGTAATAACTTTCTAACAGAAATCAGCAACTATCAGTGGGATAAAGATAAATTTGGAAAAGCTTTAAACAGACCTATTGACGACTTTAACCACTTACTAGATGCTATGAGATATGCTTTAGAGGATGATATACAATCTAAAACAATCAAAGCTGTAAATAGAAGTATTTTAGGTTTATAGGAGGAATTAATGATAAAACGAAGTGAAGATATAATTTTTAATGAAGATAAGAGCATTAATGAAAAAGCTCTTGTTTCGTGCTTAAAAGAACATAAAGAGTCTATTGCTAGGTTTACTACACTTAAGGACTTATACGACGGAAAACATGCAATTTTAGAACGTAGCAAGACACAAACAGACTTAGCAAATAATAAATTAATGATTAATCATGCAGAGTATATAACAGACTTTGCGACAGCTTACTTTATGGGAAACCCAATTAAATATACTTTTCCTGAAGAAGAAACTAGGACGGATGATGATTCATTGCTACAAGCTTTTAGAAAAGCAAATATAACTCAAGTTGATACAGAACTTGCAAGAGATTTATCAATCTTTGGAATAGGTATTGAATATGTATATCAAGACAAAGAAGGGAATACAAAGTCAACTAATCTTGACCCGAGAACAGCTTTTATAGTTGTGGATGATACAGTTGAAGAAAATACTTTAATTGGTGTTCATAGAATTAAGAAAAGAAACGAAAACAACGAAGAAATAGGCGAAATTTTAAAGGTAATAACAGATGACACTGTTTATACTTATGAATTTAAAAACGATAAATTAAGCCTAATTAATGAGGAATTAAACGTATTTAATGAAGTACCAATGATTGAATATTGGAATAAGGTTAATCAAAAAGGAGACTTTGAAAGTGTAATAAGTTTGATTAATGCTTATAACTTATTACAGTCAGACAGAGTAAATGACAAAGAGCAATACGTCGATTCATTACTTGTACTTTATGGAACATTAGCAGGAGACAACTCAGAAGAGAAACTAAAAACTGCTAGAGAATTAAAGAGACTAGGCTTACTTGAATTGTCTGAAGGAGATAAAGTTGAATATCTTTCAAAGACTTTCCACGAAGCGGATGTTGAACTTTTAAAGAAATCTATCATTGAAGATATTTACAAAATTAGTAAGGTTCCAAACTTAACAGATGAAAACTTTGCAGGTAACTCCTCAGGGGTTGCTATGAAATATAAGTTATTTGGACTTGAACAGTTGGCACAAACTAAAGAAGAGTATTATAGAATAGGCTTAAAAGAAAGAATAAAACTATATGCTAATATTTTAAATATTAAAATGATTAGTATTGATGTTGACAATATAGAAATGACTTTTATTAGGTCTTTACCTGTTAATGAATTAGAAATTGCTCAACTAATAACATACTTGAACAATGTTGTATCTCAAAAAACTCTACTTACTCTACTACCTTTTGTTGAGAATGTGGATAACGAGATTGAAAGAGTTGAAGAACAAAAACAAAATAGCATTAAATTAGCTCAACAGTCTTTTGGAGGTTATGAAATAGGTCAAGAAGATGAAGAGTAGTAGTTACTTTGAAGAACGTTCAGAACTTAGAATGAAAAAAATGCACGATAAAGCTACTAAATGTATGACTAAGGTCAATAAGGCTTATGATGATAGCTTGGAACGTTTAAAAAAAGAAATAGACCATATAATGAGTGATTATAGCCCTACTGAAAAGATAGACTATGACAGGTATAAAGAGTTATTACAAATTTATAATACCACAAAAGACAAAAGAGTTAAGGCAGAAGCTAAAAGACTAATAAAAGAGAATTCCGCTTCATATAGAATACAAAGAAAAGAAGCTTTGTCCAAAGCTATTGAAATAGAAAAACTAAAGCAAGTAGATACTCAATTAAACTTAGGGAGCAAACATTTAAAGAATGTTTATTCCTCTGTTTTGAGTGATTTAGGTGGTGCTAGAGTTAGTGAAAAATATTTAGATGAAGTTCTTAATCATAATTGGGCTGGATCTAATTTTTCAAAAAGAGTTTGGCATAATCAAGATGTTTTAGCAAAAAGTTTAGAGTCCAACTTACTACAGTCTTTCGCAAGTGGTAAGTCTAATAAGCAGATAGCTGATGAATTAGAGTATCATACAAACTTAGGAAGATATGCAGCAAATAGACTTATAAGGACCGAAACGTCCTATATGGTAAATAGTGCAGACTTAGAAAGCTCTAAGCAAAGAGGAATAAAGGCAAAGAAATTTCAAGCTAATTTAGATAAAAGAACATCGAAGATATGTAGAGAACATAATCAAAAAGTTATCCTGATTGATGATATAAAAATCGGTGAAAATGCTCCACCTCTTCATCCATTCTGTAGATCGTTTTTAAGTGATGTATTGGAAGGTTGGGATTATGAAACTGAAGAAGAATTACAAGCTTTAGTAAGTAATGATGAAGTAGAAACAGAAGAAGTTAAATACACGGAAGAACAAATAGATAATGCACTAAGACATTATGTATCAGGCAACGGAATGTGGATTAATCAATACTTAAGAGACCCAAGTAATTTTGATAAGCTAACTTTAGAAGAAAAAGAATATCTAGATATCTTAGATTACGCTTTAAAAAATGATATTTCAGAAACTGTTTTATATCGTTCTGTAGATGCTAAAGCTATTTTTGGAGATATTTCTTATAATGATTTCGAGTTATTAAAACATCACTTAGGATATGATTTACCAAATGAAAGGGCATTAGAATTAATAAATAGTGCTATGGGCAAAGAAATTGTTGAAAAAGGCTTTATGAGTACTACAACAGTTAAAGATATAGCTTTTTATTGGAGAGATTTTAGCGGTAGTGATAAACCAATTGTTATAGAATTTAAAGTTCCTAAAGGAACAAAAGGAAAAAATCTACATTTCCTAGATTTTGAAAGTGATCCACAGAGAGAGGTTTTATTAGCTAGGAATACAAAATATAAAATTAACGAAATAGGTTGGGGTGGAAACGGGCAAATTCATGTTAAAGCTGAGATAATAAATAGTGACAAATCTATTCAAAAAGGGTATAATATAAATAATAAAGTAGAATTACCTACTACACTATCAAAGTTTAAAGAATATGGGGACGCTTGGGAAAAATCAATAGTAAGTAAAGAATTAACAGTTAATCAAATTGAACTAATAGGAAATAAAATGTCTGAAGTAATAAAAAATAGCGAGTATGCTATTCGTGTTGATACTAAAATTTTTGATAAAATTTTAGATGATGGACATTTTAAAAATCAATTTGAAACAAAAACGAGTGGTGGAGCTTTAAACTTTGATTATAGAAAAAAGGCAACAAAACAATTATTTGGCAAAGGTGCTATTAAAGATATTAAAGATTATGAAAAGTATGGTTATTTAGGGACAAAAGATTTTATAGAAGATGCTCACGATTATAATCTCCGACAATATGGGAATTGTATAATTCATTTTGATAAAAAGTATTTAAAAAATAAAGTGACTTATACATTAGATGATAGTTTAGGGCAAGCTTTAAATAAAGTTACTGTTGCGGGGGATAGTGAAAATCCTAGAGCAAACGGAATCAATAAAAAACATTTAAAAGAATGGGTTCCTTGGTTTGAAAAAAGAAGAAATAAAATGCTTGAAATATCTGATTTTAAGAAAGATACTCCTATTAGATATATTGAGTTGCAGTATCATGGAGAATTAAAAATTGATTTTATAAAGGAAATTTGTTTTACAGGTCAATATACAGAAGTTCCAGATGAGTTAGTAAAAAAAATAAAATCAAAAGGAATAAAGGTGTTTAAATTAGAAGGAGAATTTGGAAATGAAAAACTTATTGAACTTTAAAAAAATAATTGGATATTATCCTACAGGATCAGTTGTTTTTTTGCTTGAAGATGGGAGATATGCAATGACAAATATTCACCAGTATTCTAATAGTTTAGGTGGAGGAGTAGAAATATCATCTACTAGTATATGTTTTCTTAGAGGAAAGGAAATTACAAATAATATTCCAGAAAATTATGAAGATAAAATAAAAGAAATTTTAAATAATCCTAACACAAAACTTAGGTTTGAATATGTGGGTGGACCAATTACAGGTCCTATTACAGTAAAGGAATATTTAACAACTAAATAACTAAACTATAAAGACACTGTAAAAGGTGTCTTTTTTATTGTCAACAAGGAATTTCGCTACCTTATGACAAGACCTGAGTAAGTCTTTAAACTGCTTTTTTTGTTTAGGAGGTAATTATGGAAAATAAAAATAATAATGTTCCAGGATGTTCTATATTTTTTGAACTATTAACAATTTTATTTATAGGTCTTAAATTAACTGGCTTTATTAGTTGGAGTTGGTTTTGGGTGTTAAGTCCTATAATTTTTCCAATTATTGTAATATTCATTATTTTTCTAATAATGTTATTAATAA